AAAATTGTTTTTTTGTTTTATTTTTAAGATTTTTATTTTTTTTCTTTGTCCTATAATTCATAAAATATAACTATATTGTATTTTTGTGTCAACACAAATTATTGGGAATCCGGATACTTTATAAATTAATTAATATCTATAGGTTTTTTACACCTTTTTACATTTAAAACGCCGATTTTTAAGTCATAAAAATAATATATACATATGCGTTTGTATAATAAAATTTATATTAAGTATAATATTATAAATGAGTGATAAATGGAATGAATGGTATAAAGATTTAACATGTAATGATTTAGGATCATTTAGATATGGAAATACTGTAACTTATGAGAAAGGATACAATTTTTTAAAATGTTGTGATAAAATTGAAGATTGGGGTTGTGGGACTGGTGGATTTAAAACTTGTTTTATTAATAATAATAATTTAAATAAATACATAGGCGTGGATGGAAGTAAAACTCCATTTGCTGACATTAAAGCAGATTTAACGAGTTATAATTCTAATGTTGATGGTATATTTATGAGACACGTTTTAGAACATAATTATGAATGGAAACTAATTTTAGAAAATGCTTGTAAATCGTTTAAACAAAAAATGTGTTTGGTTTTATTTACTAAATTTAGTGATGAAACAAAAGAAATCGCACATAATTTAAAACATGGTGTTGATGTTCCAGATATATCTTTTGATAAAAATGAATTAATAAATATATTTAAAATGTATAATATAAAGTATGAATTAATAACACTTAATACTGATACAGGGTATAATATTGAACACATTTTTTATTTAAATAAATGTTATTATAACCATAACCTAGCATTTTATACATATTTTTTTGGAAGCAACTACAATTCAGCATTTAAAATACCAGAATTACCGTCATTGAAATATAAATGTTATTACTATACAAACAATCAATCTATTTTTAAAATGTTAAAGGATACTAATTGGATTGGAATTTATATTAATATACCAACATATGATGACTTAATACACAGTTGTATGATAGGAAAACATATCAAAACAATGCCACAAGAATATAATGAATTGAAAGAGTATGATTATTTATGCTTCTTAGATAGTAAATTAGACAATGTAAGTGAAAAATTTGTGGAGGATTTTATTCATAAATATTTTATAGAAAACAATTATGCTTTATTATTAAGAAAACATTGGTTTATTAATGATAATGTGTGGAATGAATATAATGAGAGTATGAAACAGAAAAGATATGAAACGCAAAAAGAACAATATAAAAATTATATACAAAAACAAATAAACAGTGGTTTAAGTGAAATAACCGAGAATCATTGTGCTTGTGGATTTTTAATAAGAAATATGAAACACGAAAAAATTATTGAAATAAACACCGAATGGTATAAACATATTCAAGAGTGTGGAATTCAAGACCAAATATCTTTCTTTTTTGTAAAACAATTATTTCATGAATATATATTACCTTTTACTGAAATTCCATTTTATAATAGATAAATAATCGGCGTTTGAAATGTAAAAAAGTGTAAAGAAATGTTGTTGACATAAATTATTGAGAACCCGGAACTTTATAATTTAATTAATATTTATAGGTTTTACACCTGTAACATTTCAAACACCGATTTTATTATATTACATATTTATTTAAAGGTGGTGGTGTAAATTACATAATACATGTTTATTATTAGAAAAATTATTAAATGGGGTTTTATATCAGTAGTTAGCAGTATTATGTTATTTTTACCATATATTTTTTGGTTAATTGGTCTTTCGAGTATTGGACCAATTGCTGGTGGTTTATTCGCAACGATGCAAGGCACCGGAATTATTTCAGGCAGTTTAATGGCGATGACCCAATCATTCGCGATGAGTGGCTGGGTTGTAGTAACGCAATCGGTCGCAATAAGTTGGTGGGTTGTAGTTTTAATATTTACTTTTATAAACAATAATTATTTTATGATAAATATAAAAAGCGCTTTAAATTTTAAAGGTGTAAAGAAATGTTGTTGACAATCCGAAACTTTATAAAATATAACAAATATTTCAATATTAACCACGATAAAAAAAGGTATTGGTCCAAATAGACCTCACTTTTTTTATTTAATTACAATTTTAAATCTTCAAGGGTTTAAATTACACGGTCTAAAACAGTCCCGAATTTTAAAACGTTGCCTTCCATTACACCAATATTATCACTAGCAGTTATACCGGCGATTGATTCGTTTTTATAAATAAGATGTCCCAAACAATGCTCCGTCGTAACGTCATAAACCACGTTATATACTGGTGCGTTAAGTCGTGGAGGTTTTAATTCTTGTTTGTAAAATTGTTTGTTATATCTTATTAAAAATACCGGACGAACATCTGTTACTAAAACACCTGTTAAAATATTGTATCTATTATCAAGGTTACGATTTAACCACATTCGCGCGTTAATATATTCCATAGTACAACCGTGCTGAACAAGATATCTTGTAAGAGTATTAAATGTATCATCAAGTTCTTCATTTGTAACCATCGTATTTTCAACATTAGTTATTTTATCATTGGTTAAAGATATATTTGTTGACAATTCTATGATTTGGTTTTTAAGTTCGTCTATTTTGATTTGTTCTTCCAAAATAGAGGTGACATGAGTATTTTTAATTTGTTTATTACTCGATACAATCTTATTTTTAAGTTTTTTAATTTGGGTTGAGGTGTCATCTAAAAGAGTTTTTATGGTTTTTTCAATATTATTAATATCATATACAATATTGTAATGAATTTTATCAAATAACTTGTTCTGCTCAATTAATGAGAGAATGGTTTCATCCATTTCATTAATTTTTTTGGTTTGTTCTTCAATTAACGTTAACCTTTCAAATGTTATATTTTCAAGGGTGTTTATTTTATTATTTAAAGTTGTAAATATGGTATTTGCGGCTTTACTTGCCAACCATAACCCAAATCCAAATAATAAAATGATAACTATTAATAGTATAGATATTAGTGCGTAAATTTCGTTGAGTGTTGTGTTCATTTTTGATAGTTCTTGTTTTTACAATTGGATTAACGTTTAAAAACAATTCACTTTTTTGAATTATACCCTATTTTTCAAATACTTAAATAAAAGTATAAATAATTAACGTGTAAATAAAGTTGGATTTAAAATTTTTAATTCGGGATATTTATCATTTAAAATACTTTGTAAATAAGAATTTGGATTGTGAATTCCAAAACATTTATCGTAAGAAATCGTGTGACACGCAAATTTACATGATTCAGTATCATCCCCAATATTTAAATTTAATTTATAACATCCAATAGTAAAATATACATCTTCAGCATACGTTGAAAAATGAGTTTTTTTTTGAGTTAAAGTCCAGTAATCTAATGTTTTTTTAGGAGGGAAAGTTTCTATAATTTTAAGCATATCTTCTTTTTTTCTGAGTGATAACCCACCATTAAAGTTTTTTATTTGTGGGTCGATTCCATAATTTGATAGTTGGACCCATCGATAATTCATATTTCCACCAATATAACTTTTGTTTAAATTTAAATAATAATCTATCGTATACGGTTCATCGTTAAATATCCAAGTATCTAATTGAACAGTTAATACGAATGTTCCATATAAAGATTCCCACAATTCTTTTGATTTTAACAAATTGCTATATTCTTCTGGAGTTAAATTATCACATTCTAATGGTCTAATTATAAAATATGACGGCAATGTCTCTTTCCAATAAGAAAAAGAACTTTTTCCACAATAAAAAACATAATTCCAGTCTTTTTTTAAAAAAGAAAAAGCGTTCGTTAAAACGTTGTGTAAATGTGGTATTTTTCTAGGTTCAATAATCAATACTGTATTATTATTTAAGTTAATACTATCTAAATCTTCAAATATATATGGTGTATTCATATTAATTAAATAACATATTAATTAATACAATCTAAACGAATATTTTATCCTTTTTGTGTCGACACAAATTATTTGGAATCCTAGACTTTATAAATTAATTAATATTTATGGACATTAAACTTGAAGGATAACATTAGATTATTTTACAAACATTTTCTTATCGTGTGTCTTATACAAATAATATTCAAGATAATTTATTTTAGAATTTTTTCTCTTATGTTTAATAATAATTCTATATATTATTTACTAAATAAAAAATAATATATATATATATGAAAATATTTTCTTCTGGGTCTTGTCGTTTAGTAACAACAATAAATAATGGTTATGGTAAAGTTACTCCAATACATTCTATGTTTTATAATTTTGTAGGAATAAATTTTTTAGGTAAATTACATAATACTAAACAACATATTCAATTTATAAAATTTATAAAAGATGAAATTATATTACCGGATTATATATTATCAAAATTTTTAACATCATATGGAGGATATTTCGGTGATTTGTCTTCTTGTGCAGATAAAAGATTTCTTCCATTAAAAAAAAGAATATAAAACAACAATTTGATGAGTGTGAATGGTATTTGTTTGAAATATGTTCATTAAAATTATACAAAAATAATGGATTTGATGTTCAATTCGAAGTTACGAATAAATATACTTATATATTACAAACAGAAAAAGAATTAATTGAAGATTTGAAAGTAATTAAACAATTAATACCACTTAATAAAAAAATATTATTTCAAGTTCATTTTAGACCAAATATAATATACAATGATGCTAATAAAACGATAGAAAGAAGGGAGGTTTTATATAATTTAATAACTAAATTTTGTGAAAAAAATGAAAATACTTTCATATATGACCCAAGCATTTTAATAAAAACAAATCATTCTTTATTTGATGGAGATACACATTTTACTAATAAAGGACATATTGAAAGTTTTAATTATATATACAATAATTACCTTATAAAATAGGCGTTTTAATATTATAGGTTTTTTAAAGAATTGTTGTTGACACAAATTATGGGGAATCCGGATACTTTATAAATTAATTAATATTATAGGTTTTTAAAGAATTGTTGTTGACACAAATTATGAGGAATCCGGATACTTTATAAATTAATTAATATCTATAGGTTTTTTAAAGAATTGTTGTTGACACAAATAAATCCGGATACTTTATAAATATTTATGTCAACACAAAGATAAATATAATCTGTTAGTATATAAAATGTTCCGTCAATTTGTAAGAGATAATATTACGATGACATCCATTGTTTTATTTGTTATTTTATTTGGAGTGATTCAAGTTATGAAACCTACATTTTTATATAATTCGGATGGAAGCATTCGTGATTTTGGTGTTGGGTATAAAAATAAAACAATTTTACCAATATGGTTATTATCCATTATTTTAGGAATCTTATGTTACGTTTTTGTAATGTATTATATTGCTTATCCACGTTTTTTTTAGAAACGTTATGAAATTGTATACGTTTGTGAGGTGACGGACTCCTTTTGTTGGGCATTTAGTTCTTCTTGTTTTACAAATTCTTTATAGTTTTTCTGCATGGTTGCTGTATCATTAATACACCCCCGTGTTGTAATATTATATTGAACGATGGATAATAATAAAATTCCCGTATAAATATACCACATAGCTTCTCCGACATTATCTCTAGAAATAACAATATTTAAGAAATCTTCTCTTATCTGTTCATTATTATTATTTCTGTATTCTGGTTTCATTAACGGGTCCAATAATTTCCAATAATCTATAAAGTTGGATGGAACTATTTGATTAATTAGAATTCCCAAATTTCCGAACAATTTAATAATAACATTTGCCGCGTGTTTCATTGCTTTTTGTGTGGTTTCATCATTAACTGTTGCTTTATTTATTTCGGATGAGATGGATTCATCAATTAATAATAAGTTACTTAGAAGGGTATGTGCCGAATTAGATACGTAAAAATATCCCACTACGTCAGAAAATGCCGATTTAAATCCCGGAAATACAATTAAAACAATAATAACAACTCCAAAAATTAAAGTCCATGGAAATATTGTTATTAAACTTGCGGCCCCGATATTTTTAGATATACTTCCACCACACAAATTAATAATAACTGCCGAATTTAATACAATTTGACTTAATAAGACGCATAAATAATATACACCTAAATAAATATAATTGCTTTTAGTATAGTTTAATAATTTTGTTTGGTCGTTAAGTATATCGTATGTAAGGGTTGGTTTAAGTTTAAAAAAGTATAATAACGTAATTATTACAAATGTTATTAAATTTATGTAACTATTCATAGATATTATGTATAAATTAATTTAGTATAATAATACTATTTATTATGGAATTTGAAGAAGTCATTAAACCAACTTTAGTAGAACCTGGGGTAAAATACTTTTTGAACCAAACATTAAAACAATGTCGACATTATAAAAACAATTTCAACAATATTTTGTTTAATATTTTATTGTTGTGTGTCTTTTTAGTAATTTTAGGTTCATTATTAATTTATAAATATAAAGGTAAATTAAATCCAAAACAAAAAGCCCAAAAAGACATAGAAAAACAACAATATATATTAACCAAAATAAAAAATTATCAAACTGCTAAAAGAAAAGAACAACAAGAATTAATTACTGGATTACCTAATTGGGATAATGAATTTGATTTAGTACATAAAAATAATTTAAAATATATATAAAATATAGATAATGACAGATACAGATACGGATGAATATATTGTTGCTTTAGATAAGTATTACAATTTAAAAAATACATACAAACAAAGTATTAAAAAAGGTTTAAAAGAAACCGGACCAGGATTTAAACCAAAATGTATTAATTGCGAAAGACAAGTAGGAACCTTTTTTTATACTAGTTATAATCCAGAAGTAGATGGTAGAAATCTAATTGCTATTTGCGGAGATAAGCAAACCCCGTGTGACCTAAAAATAGATATTAATGTTGGATATTGTAATTCATTACAAGAAGATTTAAAAGAAGTCGAGACACTTATTCGAAATATAAAAAATGATATTATTTATGATAAGAATAACGCTATGTTTGGGTATATTTTAAAGGACAAAGCGTTGAAGAACTTCGAGATTTTTAAAAGTAGTATATCCGAGTATACCGACAGATTAAAAACCAATATAGAACAGTATGATTTTATTATAAATAATAAAAACATAAAAAATGAGATTCTAAAACTAGAGTTTGAAGTTAATGTAGATATAGAACAAATCAAAAGTTTAATAAATACTTCAAATAACACAAATAACACCCAATTTGTAATTGATGCCGTTGAACTATATCAACACACCCTAAAACCCAAATTGGATAATTTAATGAATCTTAAATATAAATATAATTTTTTAGAATTTAATGAAACCGACAAAACATACCAGTTATTTCAACTGCCGCATTCAATCGAGACATTTGAGAGATGCTACGGAAATCCTAGAATTATTAGTTTTAAATATAAACCTGGACTACAAAAACCTAAACAAAAGGAAATTAAAGAAAAAAAACCCAAATCCCAAATAAAAACCCAATCACTAACCCAAACAATGAAGAATAAACCTGAGAAGGTTAAACGCGTGAAGACTTTAAAAATAAAACCAACACCATTCGTAGAGCAAAATACGGTGGGTTTCAGTGAAGCACCTATAAGTGTTATCGGAGACGTCGAATTAGATACTGACATGCTTAGAGAATCCGAACATACAAATATTGATTTTTAATAATTATATAATATATAATGTTAAAATATATATCAATACCTGTGTTTTTGCTTAGTTTAATTATAGGACTATTTTTTATTTATATACTCGGACCTGATTTAAAAACCATTTACATTTACCCAACTCCTGAAACTGTAGACAAAATATTATTTAGAGATAAAACCGAAAATTGTTTTGCTTTTAAGGAAGTCGGTGTGACGTGTCCTAGTGACGAAACTAAAATAAACCAGATACCTATTCAAACATAATATACGTACAAGACAATACATAAAAATAAAATAATAATAAATACTATATAATGCTAAATTTTGAAAAATATGTACATACACAAACAGGTAAATATATATTATCTATTATATTGGGTTTAGGATTAGCTTCATTATTTAGAAGTGTTTGTAAAGGTAAAAACTGTATTGTGTTTTACGCGGCAAATATTGAAGATATTCAAAACAAGATATATAAAACAGATAATAGGTGTTATAAATATGAACCGATTCTTTCAAAATGTTCTAAGGATAAAAAAATAATAGATTTTGCGTAAATAACACAATTCTATCAATATTTATAATATTTATGAGTGACACCACAAATATTTTAGATTTACCGACTGACCCAATTTGTGGGGTTGGCGGACAACAAAAAAATAATATTAATTTAAACATAACTGAATCAAATAAACTACCCGATAATTTAGACCAAACTACCATTAATCAATTAATGACCGGACTACAACAAGCAACATCTACTGGAGCAACACAACTCCCATCAAGAGATATACCGCAAAATACCGAGATGTTTACCCAAGACGAACAAATACAAGCAAATTATATTCCACAAAATAAAAATCAGCAAGACTACATCGCAAATTATGATACTTCACAACCCATCGTGTCAAAACAGTCAAATGATACTTTAGATGAAATGTATAACGAACTTCAAATTCCTATTTTATTGGCAGTTTTATATTTTTTGTTTCAATTGCCTATTTTCAGAACATATTTATTTCGATATTTACCAATATTGTTTTTAAAAGACGGAAACTTAAATATTAATGGGTATTTATTTACAAGTATTCTTTTTAGTTTATTATATTACATTCTAAGTAAAATAACCGTATATTTTACGGTAAAATAATCGAATTTATTTATTAAATATTTATATAACGATGTCAAATACATATAAAACTACATTTGTAACTTCTATTTTTAATTGTAATAAAAATGAGTTTTTTATTAATTATTACCTTAAAAAATCGTTAAGAACGATTATTATAGACTGTCCCTTAATTATTTATTGTGAAGAAGAATATGCCGACGTTTTTTTTACAATAAGAAAACTCTTTAAGTTAGAACACATTACTCAAGTTAAAATTACAACAGTTGAAGAATTATTTTTTTATAAATACGTTTCAAACGTGAATATGGTTGAGGATTTAAATTCACACGCAACCAAACGCACGAATGTGGTTACTTCTAATAAATTTAAATTTATGTTGGATTGTATTGAAGAAAATAAATTCAATACAACTCATTTTGGTTGGATTGATGTCAATCTTTTGGATAAAGTAATGAATAACTCAACTAATAATTTTAGTATTGAC